ACTTCTTATTAATCATTGTTATCTTTAGGAACTCGCTTTTAGTTTGGAATGGATTTGGTTTATGTAAAAGACTTAGCGCCGGGCTATCAAAAATTTCCTTTGTATCTCCCTTTGAATTTAAGATCTGATATAGGTCAAAGTCTGATGACGCTACTTTTTCGGCTATCTTGTATACGCACGCATAAACGTATAGCGATTTTTCATATTGTTGAAGCATTTTTGTCTTGCTCCATGAAGATCCGGTTACCCTTTTCAACATTTCCATGCCTCCGTACTCGGTGGATTTTTTTCTAAAAAGAGTTGTTAGTTTGTTTATTATTTCCATGTTATTAATTATATCATTTTTTATAGCCATGTCACCCTCGGCCTTGGTTGCTTAAACATTTGCAAGGCGATTGCCCTAGCAAACACTCTATCGTCATGCTTGCCCGTTTGGTGTTCCGGTCTGTTATTAGTCATATATACCATGCCACGCGCTTCGTCCTCCGCCTCAAGATAACTCTCAATTAATGTTTCCTTGCGGTAGGCCTCCTCTAACTCGGAGATCATAATAGGTCGCGTTCCTCCCACTCCGCCCGAAGTCCACCAGGGCGTATGTGCTATTCTTAAATCTTGCGCTTTTTTTGTATGTGCGGCTCCGATCCCATTTTTTTCTATTCCCAAGTTTAACATAAATCGCGGCTCGCCTGTTACTTTATCTATTATAACATCTTTTGTCTTTTCCCAAAAGACGTCAAGCGGTTCGTCCGAAGTATACTCATAAATTACTGCCGAACTGCCCGTTTCAAGATCGGCGTCTATAATTGCAAAACAATGTGAGTCGCCACCCGCTACACCCTCTGCTCCATCTATCCCGGCGTATAGTAATTTCCCTTTTAGTTTTGCGCGTTCTTCTTTCGTACTCCAATTATCAAAATCGTCAAGCGGAATTTTCTTAGTTGCGTCCGTTGTTATTTTCTTAAATACTGACCTCCCGGATTGTAAGAAACAACTTACGTCGTCCTCCGGGTACTCTTGCCAAAACAAATCTCCTTTATCCCAAATCTTATAACGTCGCCATTTAATCTGCCCGGGTGTTAATTCTTTTTTGTATTCCTCCATTACGTTCGCTATTAATAGCTTCTCCTCCTTGGTGTAGCTTGCTATCATTTCGTCGTTCGGTACTGCAAACATCTTTCTGACGCTTACACTCAACCCGTTAATTTCTTTCTCTGTCATTGAGTCTGCGCTATATTCTAAATCAATGAACCAAGGTATAAAAATAGGCGTGTACGGGCTTTTGCCCGACTTCGCCTTATTCCACATATCATAAAATTTGTCCCGGCCGTTCGGTGTGCTTTCAATATCTATCTGTCCGTATTCGGCCGCCTCTGATATTCCGGCCAGGATCTTTTCTAGGTCTGCATAAAAAGCCGCTTCTGATAAGTGCGCCCGGCTCACTGTGTCCCCTCTACCGAATGCCTTTTGTCCGGCCGTGCCTATAAAATAATAAGAGTCCCGCTTTGGGAACCTCATTTCTGACTTGCTGTCTATTGATAACGCCGGCTTGATCGCCATATTATCAACGTAGTATTTTACCGCCGAAAATAGTCTTTTCGTTGATTCTTTTTCGTGGCTAATAACTACTGCGCTTGTTGCCTTGTTTATGCAATCAATTAACTGGTCGGCGTCAATTACTTTAGTTATTCCCTTTTGGCGCGCTTTCAGTATTAGGTTTCGGCGTGTCCTTTTTATCCAATAATACAACTGCGCCGCGTTGAACAGGAACGGCACTTGTTGCCCCCTCTTGTTTCGGATCATTAACGTGTCCTGGATCTGATCCTTGTTTGTCAAGTCCGGTGGTCTTTGGTTGTTTGTGTTTATCGTCATACTCTTTTTGTGCTTTTTTTATTTTTGCTTTTTGCTCGTCAACTATATCCTCGTAAGTCCTATCGCCCACCACTACCTCGGTCTGACTTCTTGGCTTATAATCCGGGTGCTTTCTGTTTAAGTATAAGGAAATAGCCCAACTTTCATCTCTTACTATTGCGCGGAGTAATCTGTCCTCCACTTCGCCCAACTGGTGTCTTTTAATTTTATTAACCTCTTGCTTAAATTCTTCGTCGGAATCATACCACCTGTAAAATGTAACCCTACCCATTTTTACTGTTTCGCAAGCCACCTTAACTATTCCCATGGCTTCCTCCATTACTGAAAGGAACTCTGCCTTTTTCTTCTTCGTCCTTTTTTGCTCTTTTTTTTCTGCATACTCTGACGGCACTATCGTATAGCAAAGCCCTCGTTCCATGCTAGTCTTTAATCTATAACAAAGTCCTTTACTAATACCCTTGTCTAGTTCATAACAAAGTCCTTTACTAATACCCCCTTTCTGTGTATCATTTGTACCATTTTTATTTTCCATAAATCCATTATACCTTAAAAATAGGCGTTACGCCCCTTGTTAATTTTAATACTTCTACCCTGGCCGGCATTAATGTTTTTTTCAAATGCTCTATTGCTTTGATAGGCATGGCGGATTCTCCACAAGTATAGATGTCTACCGCTATAAATTTTTGTTCCGGCCAGGTGTGTATGCTCATGTGGCTTTCCTCCAGGATTAATACTGCTGATATTCCTTGAGGCATGAACTTATGATAGGAAAATTTTATAGGCGTCGCTCCGGCGGCCTTAACTGCGCCCGTCATTATTTCTTCTAATATAATCGGATTGTCTGTTATCTCTGTCCCGTAAAAATCCGCTACTACGTGTTTCCCTTTTATTCCATGTATCATTTTATTTTAGTGTGTCAGTACCATTAACTACGTCGCCAAATTCTTTTTTGATTTCTTTAGGATCTCCCTTATAAAATGCTAGTATGTTTTGGTGTACCGCATAGATCGCCTGGGTTTCTTTGAATAAATCTTTTGCTTTTCCTTTATAGAAAGTTAATATGTTCTGATGTGCCTTGCCAACTTTTCTACTATTATTGAATTGGCGCCCGGCTCTTATGGGCAAACTTCCTATGCTTGTCGATAAGATCATTTCGTTGTAGTACGTTAGTCCAAGGTCTTTGAAGATCTGTATGTTATCACCTATAAAGTTTCTGTATTCTCCGGTTTTCTTGTCGCGTACTTCTCCTAAAACTATTACTAAAAATCTATTATCTTTTAATTTCTCTATGCTCTTTTTGAATATGTTTTTGTATTGCGCCATAAATTCCTCGTAGGTTCCTAATGCGCTCATGTCCTCCTTGCTATAAACTTCTAAATCATAGTACGGCGGGCAAGTAAAAACTATATCAAAATCATTGTCCGGTACAATTTTATCTATCTCGTTACTATCTCCGGCGTATAGCTTTATGCCTTTGTATTCCTTGCAAACTCTCTCGTTCGCGTCCACTTGCTCTTTTCTTATATCAACCCCCACATATCCGTATCTTAATTCTCCGGCCACTACGGCCTTGCCTGGATCTCCCATGAATGGATCTAGTACCTTGCCCCCGTCCTCACAAAACCACTTTAACATTACTTCTGTTAATACTGGATCGAATATGCTTACGCCTCCATTTAATATATCTCCCTCCTTGCTCATTCCCTCGTATTCCTCCGGCGTCATTTCTCGGCCTATTGTTTTTTCAAACTTTTCTTTCTTTTTATAAAAACTAGGATCTGCAACTCCTAGCGCGTCGTATAGTATTCCCTCCCTGGTTTCGTCTAGTCCTCCTGTAAGTTTTAACCATGCGCGCTTTCTGTCTTGCCAGTAACTTTGCTTTGTGTCTAGTATCGAAAACGGCGGAATAACAAATCTATCGGCCAGGGTTAATCTAGCGTCTGCCTTTGGATCTCCCATTTTTAATATCCTTGCAATTTCCTTTATGTCAAATCCTACCTCTAGTAATAATTCCTTATCAAAATCATTAAGCATTCCTAGTTCCCATTCTCCCGATACGCGGTTACTCGTTAAAAGGTATTGCTCGTATTCCTCGTTTGTTAATTGTCGGCTAGGCACTCTTACGTCTATCTCCTCCTGTCCTCGGCCTATTAATTTTAGAATTGCTAGTCTTTGGTGTCCGGCCACAATTTTATTATCCGCATTAATTGCCGGGATCTCTACTAATCCAAACTTCTCTAAGCTATGTTTTAGTTTCTCCTTTTGTGTGTTTGATATTTTCCTCGGGTTTTTATCAAAAGGAATAAGATCGGCTACTTTTCTTTTTTCTGTTTTCCATATTAATTTTTCCATAGTTTTGTTTTAGCGGCACCCGCCCGCCCGTGAAGATACTATTTTGTATATTTTTTTAATAGTCTTTTAGGATCGGGCGCGTGCTTTCCCATATCCTCTCCGTGTTTAAGTATTATAATTCTTGCCATTGTGTACTTGTCAAT